TCAAACATTCTGCCAGATTCTATGATACTTTCAAACGTGCATAGCACACTGATCTGATCCAGTGATCGGGCCTGACGCATAAAAGCAAACAGTGCAAGTGTGCTGTCAACTCCGCCACTCCACATCACAGTAATATGTCGATTGGTATTCAACAACTGCTGTGCTCGATCCATACAAATATCAAGATAGTTCCATTGGGCGGGCGGGCCAGTTGGTATCATTTGCTCAGGAGCAATGTAATTTTTAACAATACTTGGTACTGCGCCTGTGCGATCAACAAAACTAAATTCTGATCGATAGCCCGGGGGTTTGCCTCTAAGCAAACTGATTGAAAATTTTATCCATTGATCTGCATATTTTTCCCCAGCAGGATCAATGGCCCATGGATCAAGTTTTCCTTTTTTGTACAAGGTCAAACATTTTGCAAGATTAAATCTCAAAATCATGTTGTTGATTCCCAGTGTTCACACCCTGTGGCAACATCAAACCAACGTTTGACTTTTTTTGTGGTTGCAGGATCAAAGTTTTTGATTGTGGTGACAGGTATGATAATTGATCTAGTCTCTGTTTTGTGTACAAAATTGGTATGGATGTTGTCATCGCAGTTGGTGTCCAAGAAGTACACTTGTACTACCTCCCATTGTGCAGGTCCACCGTACACCAGTCTTACTACATCGCCTTTATAAAAGCTCGTTGTCATCAATTACAATCCATCCTAATTTTTCTAGATCCTGACGTATCTCGTCGGTGACCATGCCTTCGCCTACAAAGTTGTTTTTCATGTAGAGATAGCGCTCTTTTGATTTGGCATCCAGTTCCTGAAATTGATCATCATCCATGCCCTGTATACCTGAGCAGTACCAATCAATGTAATCACCTTCGCCCCGCATGTCGGCCACAATACCACCGGCATACCGCCAACTACAACTCCAGTGTTGGTCTTTCAACAAGGGCCATACTTCATTCTTTTGAAACTCACGATTGCACATGGCTGCGTAAAGATTTTGTGCATACCCTTCACTGGCTCGTACCTTGGCCACGATCCAATCAGTACCACGGAGATCATACTCCATATTGTACTTTTTCCAGTCTGGATCTTGTTCTTGTTCCAATTTATCAATTTTATGTTGTTCGTACATTTTGATATATGCTTTGTTGGGCACTTTGCCTTCTTCTTTACAGCGCTCGATATACTGTTCTTTTTGAAAAGTATTACGGTCGGGGCTTGAACTGAGCATGTTGAATATCAAGTTGGTACGACTGGAGGGACTTGAACCCTCAATCCCGTAGGCGGCAGATTTTAAGTCTGCTGTGTATACCATTCCACCACAGTCGCGTTGTGTATTTAATTCGTAAAAAAGTCCTGTATGTTTATTATACAGGACTTGGGATCAAAGGTCAACCAATTTGATCAGTTGGCCACAACTCTAGCAACACTGGTCATAACGGCTGCAATTCGGCCGATGTCACGAAGCTGTTCCACAGTGTAGCCTTCCTTTTTCAAGGTTTCGTAGTGTGCTTTCACACAGAAATGGCACTTGCCAACAATGCTGGCAGCAAGGCTGTAGGCTTCAAAACGAGCCTTGGTTGTACCACCATGACTAGCAATGGCATTCATTCGCAACTGTGCTGGCAACCCGGCCAGTGCAGGATCGTCAACCATTTCTACAAATGGATACCATGTGTTGTTTTGAGCCATGATTGATGCCGCAGTAAGTGCGGCGTCGGCTTCTTTGCGATCTGCCAGTTGGCTGTGAATCCAGGTCCATAGTTTGCTGTTGCCAGTGGCAAAGGCCGCTGCCAGTGCAATGGCTTCGGCTTCATCTGCAGGCAATGTGCTACGCTTGATCACAGCGTCAATATTGAGCTTGGTGTCTTTGGCATAATCAGGAATGCTGGCTTCTTTGAGAGCGTCTACCCATGCTGTCATTTTGTTTTCTCCGCTAGTTGCTTATATCCCGCTGTGGTGGGATGAACGCCATCAGGCCTTAGACGGGCAATAGGCAACACAGTGTCACCGTATTCCTGTGCTATAAGCCTAATGGCTGTTTGGGCCTCAGGATTTACTGCTGGCATGATCCAAAACACTTGAGCATCTGTGCCGGCCTTTTCACGAATGCGCTGTAGTTGTGCCTTGGTTCGGGTACCAGCATGGTCATTACTGCCCAGACTGATGATCACTGACTTAGCCCGGGGCATGTAGCTAATATAGGTAGAGTTCCAGGCTTGGCTGGTTATACCCACTTTGGCTTGCAGAGCACACTCAGTTTTAAACTGATGTGTGCCCACCGCAATGCTGTCACCCAGGATCAAGCAATCAATCATTACAGTGTCTCGCCGCCAATTGTGCGGTTGCATGCACACAGTTCACCTGTTTGCAATGCGTCCAATACACGCAGAGTTTCTTCTGGACTACGACCCACGTTCAAGTTGTTGACAGTAACGTGTTGGATTTCGTTGTTGGGATCAACGATGAATGTGGCGCGAAGTGCGGCACCTGCTGGTGCATAGAACACACCTAGTTGTTCAATCAAGCTGAGATTCTTGATGGTGTTGGTTGCAGCATCGTAGGTGGCACGTTGTGTGTCAGCAAACTGAGTGTGAGTGATCTTCTTGAGATCAGCATGTGCGTTTTGCCAGGCCACTTTGCAGAACTCGTTGTCTGTGCTACCAGTCAATAGAACAGCGTCGCGATCAGCAAAATCGCCAGCCAACTTGTCATACGCCACAATCTCTGTAGGACATACAAAAGTAAAGTCCTTGGGATAGTATACGATAATTTTCCATTTGCCTTCAAAGCTTTTCTCCGTAATGTCAAAGAATGCATCTTCAGGCTGTCCGGGACGAACGCCGGTCACAACGAATGCATCGAGTTTATCGCCAACTGTTTTCATAAAATTTCCTTAGGTTAAAAAAGTGTCTCAGTGTTTGTACTGAGTGTTTATTGTAATAGTATATATCAATGAAATCAAGCAAAAACATAGTTTTTGTCAGAAATTATTTCAATGACTGTAATTGAAATAAACTATGGTCCGGGGTAGAGGAATCGAACCTCTATAAAGGGCTTAGAAGACCCGTGTATTATCCATTATACGAACCCCAGGTGGGATGGTGGGACCTCTGAGAGTCGAACTCAGCACCAACGGATTATGAGTCCGCTGCTCTAACCAACATGAGCTAAGGTCCCATACTGCTATTGTAACAGGGTTTTTATTTAGTGTCAAGCTTTTGCAGACTTTTTCAGCAAGTACATTGTGACTTCTGCCCCTGAAACTTTCACCAGCTCTTGTGGATACTTGTTGCAACTGCCCCAGCGTTCAATGCCCTTGACACCTACCATCTTGGGATTGAGTTTGGCCACTGTGCCTACATGCATGTTGTTGCTACGGGGATAAACCACACAGTCACCGAGTTCCAAGGGTTGACCAAACAGGTCTGAATGTTCTACAGAAGGTTTTGTTTTTACAACCATGCGTGACAACTCCATTGATTAAGATAACGCATCGTGCCTTTGAATGTGCCAAAGTGCCGTTTGTAGAAGACGTTGTAGGCTTGTTGCCACTGCCGTTGAACAGGCTCGGGACTGTGGCAAGCAAGATAGTGAAGTCGACCAAACTGCCGAGCAATGGTTCGTTTGTTGATGCCGTATCCCGCAGGATACCATTCAACTCGGCTTTGCCAATTGTAATTACCTAGCGTGGCACCGTGTCGACAGCGCTCACGCATGATATATTTGGTAGCCATAGCTGAACTAGGGCGGAATCGATTAGGTATTTTGTTCATAGCAAGTGGGGCAAAGTGCTTTGCTGTTGGGACCACCTTGTGGACGAATGGCAGTTTGACACTGCCCACAAAGTATAAAGGCCTGGGTGTAAATGTAGCCACGCTTGGCAGGCAGGATTGGCTCCCACGTACCATCAGGCAATTGGGCATAGCCCAGTATTGTTTCTGTTTCGGGTTTCATCGTGTCACAATCCTATAACGAGAATGTGGGTATCGTGCTTGCAACCATTCTAGAAGCCCGGGCTCCCAAGGCAACTGAATGGTGTTGTTGTAGTTGGTAATATACTGCATTATGCAAACTCCCGGTTGCCAAGTGCGGCCCACATCCGGCGCTTCTCGTGGTAACGAGCCATGCCTGGCCAGTCTGAGGCGTAGATACGGAAATCGTATCCGGGACGTTGGCACCAGGTGTTGAACTCTTTGTTGAAGTGTCCACCGCCCCCGCCTCCGGTGCCAGTGTGAGCACGTTGACGACCACTGCGGAATGTACCTTTTGAAAACAGGTCACTGCCAAGGAAGTAACCATCTAGCTCTTTGGGCCACTCAACCAGCCACTCAATGCGTCCAGTCCAACCTGGGTAGCCACGCGGGCGACCGTCTTGGGCTTCGTGACTGCTCCAGCAGGTAACACCACCCACAGGGCATGAGTGACTGTTGCTGACACTATCGCTCCAGCGCAGGTTATTCGTAATCTTCAGAACACGTGGCACAGGCACCACCAGGGCATTTTTGCCACGGCCGCTTTTCTTGCCAACACATTCCCAATCGTAGGGATCGCCGGCGGCCGCTTCGGCCCAGAACAGGTGCTGGTTATCTATCACCATTTGGCACCAGTCATTGATGCTTTGCTCACGTTCGTAGAGTTCGGCCCAGGCAGCATCCTTTGCAGATTCAGCAATTTGCAGTCGACGTTGGGCATTACGATGGCGGGCCAGTGTTCGCAGGTGGGCCTGATACTTTGACTTGTCTTCAAAGATCTTGCCGTCTGCGTCTGATTTGTATGCTGTGATAATGCTCATATTTTTCCTTATGCCACACCACGAACGTCTGTGTTCAAGTTGGGCTTCAACTCACGGATCAGGGTACGCTCGGTGCGGTGAGCTTCGCTCTTGCCACGCACCACAGCAACCACACGCACAGTGAACTCACCAACACCACGCTCACGCATGGTTTCGTACAGCATCCAGCTCTTGTCTTCGCTACGCATACGATAGAAGTGCTTGCGGCAACGAGTAATCACTGACTTCTTAACAGTGCTTTCTGTCTTGGCAGTGACACCAATGTAGAAGTCTGATCCCGACTCAATCATGTAAATGATGTGGGTACGATCACTACGCTTTTTACGGGTATGTGTTTTTGTGTTCATGTGTATATTATAGCAAATTGGGCAATTCTGGTCAACCAAACAAGCCGTGGTAAAAAAGCCACAAAAACAAGGTAATACTCAAGTATTACCTTGGGAATTAATATAATCCACTATAATATTATCGATTATTATCCAGATATTTTCCGATAATCTGCCCGATAATAGCACTCTGAATCACCACTAAAATACTCTTTGCAGAACTGTTTTGCTTCAGCTTCATTATCAAAAAACTTCTCTCCCATTTCACGCTGTCCATAACCTCGTTCATATTCTGTCATTGTGACTTTGTACAAGGCACCATTGAATCTAACTTCGGACATTTTGAGCTCCTTTCTAACTACTACAATTACAGTATACCGGATTGGGATTATTTGGTCAACTGTTTTTTCACGGTAAGTATTGCTATGAATTTTGACCCATACACTGGCAAGCCCATACACCGAAATGGCATTTGGGACTCGGGCTGTTTAAATCACGAAGACAGCATCCAAAATCAAATATACCATTGTCTGCAAAAATTGGATTATATTCAAAGTCCAAGTAATCACAAACTCT